GGCCCCCAAGGCGAACGGGGTGAGCGCGGTGCCGCTGGTGTGAACGGATCCGATGGTAAAGATGGTAAGGATGGGCGCTCGGTGGTGTCTGTGTACTGTTCTGAGGGTCGCCTGGTTGTGCAATATAGTGACGGTGTGGCTTCTACAATATCGGGTTCGGTTGCCTGCCAGAAGGTGAAACCGTCTCCTGTGGTTACCGTGTCATCCCACAAATAAAAGATAGAAAAGGAGTGACTTATGTCGATGGTGTTTGGGGGTGGTGTGTGGTGAGATACATTCCTGCGGCGCATCACTCGGCCGGCTCGAATAGTCCGGTGAATAGGGTTGTGATTCATGCGACATGCCCGGATGTGGGGTTCCCGTCAGCCTCCCGTAAAGGGCGGGCGGTGTCTACAGCAAACTATTTCGCGTCCCCATCGTCTGGTGGTTCGGCGCATTATGTGTGTGATATTGGGGAGACGGTGCAATGCCTGTCAGAGGGAACTATTGGTTGGCATGCCCCGCCGAATCCGCATAGTTTAGGTATCGAGATTTGCGCGGATGGGGGTTCGCACGCCTCATTCCGTGTTCCAGGGCATGCCTATACGCGGGAGCAGTGGCTTGACCCTCGGGTGTGGCCCGCGGTAGAGAAGGCCGCTGTCCTGTGCCGGCAGTTGTGTGACAAGCATGGTGTTCCGAAGAGGAAACTTTCGGTGGCTGATTTGAAGGCTGGCAGGCGGGGTGTGTGCGGCCACGTGGATGTTACGGATGCGTGGCATCAGTCGGATCATGATGATCCTGGGCCGTGGTTTCCGTGGGACAGGTTTATGGCCGTAGTCTGCGGCGGTAGTGGTAGTGAGGAGTTAACTGTGGCTGATGTGAAAGCTTTACATGATCAGATTAAACAATTGTCTGCCCAGCTTACTGGTTCGGTGAATAAGCTGCACCATGATGTTGGTGTGGTGCAGGTGCAGAATGGTGATTTGGGTAAACGTGTTGACGCCCTGTCGTGGGTGAAGAATCCGGTTACCGGGAAGCTGTGGCGCACAAAGGATGCTTTGTGGAGTGTTTGGTATTACGTGCTGGAGTGTCGCAGCCGCATAGACAGGCTTGAGTCGACTGTTAATGGTTTGAAAAAGTGATGGTGGTGTGTTGTGGGTAAACAGTTTTGGTTAGGTTTACTGGAGCGGGCGGCTAAGACTTTTGTGCAAACGTTTGTTGCCGTGCTTGGGGTTACTGCGGGTGTGACGTATACTGCGGAATCGTTTCGCGGTTTGCCGTGGGAGTCTGCCCTGATAACAGCAACCGTTGCTGCTGTCCTGTCGATTGCTACCTCGTTTGGTAACCCAGCGTTTGTGGCAGGTAAGCCGAAGGTGACGCCTGTTGTGGATGCGGGTTTGATTCCACCCGATGATGGGGGCATGGTTGAGCCGCACATGGTTGATGTGTCGGATCCTGGCATGATCGAGCCTGTAGACGATGCTGATCTTGCCGGCTATGTGCCGAGGCGTGCCGCCGAGTCGGAGGTTGGCACGGTAGAGTCTACTGTTGCATAATTGAATATGTGTGTGCCCCAGCGGTGCTGCCACGATCGTGTGGTGGTTGCTGCTGGGGCACTATTTTTGTGTCTACAGGGGTTTTACAGGTTGTCGTCTAGGGTGTCTTCGAGTTTCTGTTGTAGGAGTGCACCCTCGGCGAGGGTGTCTTCAGCCTGGTCGACAATGTTTTGTTTTGCTATGCCTGGATAGTTGTCGCGGTGATTGTAGATGGCTTCCAGAATGTTGTCTGCCATGATTTGTAGTGTTAGGGCCTGGTTGGTGATGCATTCCAGTTCGTCTAGGGCAGCCTGGCTAGCCTCCGGCTGCCGGTTGTCCGGATGTTCTGCAAGGTTGCAGTCCCACAGGATTTCTTGGCATGTATCCCTGGTGTCTGCGTCCACATCGATGTCGTCTAGGCTGACACCGTTGGCGTTGAGGCTGATGTTGTCGAGGTTGATGGGAACCAGGTATTCGCTGCTGATGCTGCAGGTGATGTTTGCGAGTTCTGTCATATTTCGTGGCTGCTGCTGTATGATGCGGCGGGCCGCGGTTTTGAGGGCTGTGACTGTTCGGTGTCTGTTACTGGGCATCGTTTCTATTCTTCTTCCCCGGTGTAGCTGGTGGTGTTGGTGTACTGGATGAGTGTGATCAGGCACTGGTCGGCCCACTGTTTCACCGTCTGCCGTGTCACACCCAATCGTTGGGCTGCCACCGAATAGGTTTGATCATACCCGTAGACTTCCCTGAATGCGGCAAGCCGTGCTAGCCGTTTCCGCTGTTTGGATGGTTCACATGTGAGGGTGTAGTCGTCGATGGCCAGTTGTAGATCGATCATGGCTACAATGTTGTTGCCGTGGTGTTGTGGCGCGGTTGGTGGGGGTGGCATGCCCGGCTCCACACTCGGTTTCCATGGACCGCCGTTCCAGATCCATTGTGCGGCTTGAATAATGTCGGCGGTGGTGTAGGTCCGGTTCATGTGTCATCCCCTGAACAGGTTGTCGAGGTTGTCTGGGTTGCTGGTGTTGGTGGTGTCGAATCGTCCAACACAGTGGCAGTAGTCGTACATGAGTTTAATAATGTGTTGGTGGTCGCCGAGGTAGGTGTTTCCGCTGATACTGTAGGTGGCTGTGCCGTCTTTACTAATAGTGTATTTGGCGGTGATGGTTTCGGGGTTTTCTGTGTTGGTGATGATGGCGGTGGTGGTGGAGCCTACTGTTTGTAGCCTGGTGGTTTGGGTTCCGTCGTCGAGGATGGTGGTGACCATGATGTGTGTTCTCCCTTTTAAATGCTGGTTTGGTTGTCGGCTAGATGAATAATATCGGGTAAAGGTTTCGGCTGGTCTAGGTGTTGTATGGTTTTGTTTGCTAGTCGTTTGGCTACCCTGTAACACATTTTGGTGTAGTGTTTGTTGTCTAGGTTGTGGTATTGTTCCCGCACCGCAATATATAGTAGGGAGTCTTGGTATAGGTCGTCTGCACTGATTGCGGGGTAGTGTCCGGCTGTTTTGGTGCATGCCCGGTTGAGTGTGCGAAGATGATGGTCTGTGGCCCACACCCACGATGCGGTGGTGGCGAGGTCTGCTTTTGTTGGTCGTCTGCTCATGGCACTATTTCATCTCGCTATCTGGTAGTTGTTTGGTGTTTTGTTGTTGATAGTGTAGCACACTAGTCCGGGGTTGCCGGTGGTGCCCGTCTTGTGCCGGAACCATGTGGATTCTCCTTCCATGGATGGGCATTGGATGAAGGTGCGTTGTCCTTGCTCGGAGATTTCTAGGTGGTGCCGGTGCCCTGCCATGAGGATGTGGGATGTGGTGCCGTTGTGGAATTCTTGGCCGCGCCACCATTCGTATTGTTTGCCGGTTTTCCATTGGTGCCCGTGGGCGTGCAGGATTTGTGTGCCGGCCACATCAACGGTGGTGGTCATTTCGTCTCGGCTGGGGAAGTGGAAGTGTAGGTTGGGATATTGGTTGTTGAGCTGGTAGGCTTCTGCGATGGCGCGGCAGCAGTCCACGTCGAAGGAGTCATCGTAGGTGGTGACGCCTTTACCGAATCGCACGGCTTCGCCGTGGTTGCCGGGGATGGATGTGACTGTCACGTTGTGGCAGTGGTCGAACATGTGGACGAGTTGCATCATGGCCATGCGGGTGAGCCTGATTTGTTCCGTCAAGGGTGTTTGTGTGCGCCAGGCGTTGTTGCCTCCTTGTGACACGTATCCTTCGATCATGTCGCCGAGGAATGCGATGTGGACTCGTTCGGGTTTGCCTGCCTGTTGCCAGTAATGTTTGGCGGATGTGAGGGAGTGCAAATAGTCGTCGGCGAAGTGTGCTGTTTCCCCGCCGGGGATGCCTTTGCCGATTTGGAAGTCGCCTGCCCCGATGACGAAGGCCGTATTGCTGCTACTGGTGTGGGTGTTTTGGTCGGGTTTTGGGGGTGTCCATTCGGCTAGTTTATCGACGAGTTCGTCTACAGGGTAGGGGTTGGTTGCGGGTTGGTGGTCGATGATTTTTTGGACTGAGCGTCCTGTTTCTCCGTTGGGGAGTGTCCATTCGGAGATGCGTGTGCGGCGTACAGTACCATTGGCTAGATTGTCGTCGATGGTGTCGATGGCGTTGTCGTGGTTGGCTAGTTGTGTGAGGAGCCGGTCTATATTGTCTATCATCGGGTATCCTCCTCTTCTGTTTGCTGGGTGGTGTTGGCTTGTTTGCGACGATAGTCTTTGATGACGGTGGCGGAGATGGGGTATCCTGCCTGGGTGAGCATTCGGGCTAGCTGTGTGGCGGGGATAGACCTGTCGGCGAGGACGTCTGCGGCTTTGTTGCCGTAGCGTTGAATAAGGGTTTCAGTTTTGGTTGCCATGATGTCCCATCGGTTGTGTGGTGGGCTGCCATCCTGTGCGGCAGTCGCCGTCGTGTCCTGGTTTGCGTGTGCACCACGATATGGTTCCGTCTGTGTGGTTGAGTGTTTTACCGCACATGACGTCTTGTAGGTGCTCGGGAAACTTGCCGTTGTTGTTGTCCCCGTGCATGTCGATCACGTGTTGGGTTTTGGCTACCATCATGCCCCCTATGTGTGAAAGAGTGTGCAAATATGATGCTGGTGTCGTGGATGTTTATGCGGGTATGGTTTTCATCACCTTGCTGAACGTTACTTGGTTACTGTACATCATCTGGGTGATTTCCTGATCAGTTTTGTCGGGGTGCTGCTTTCGCAGGTTCGCCCATTGGCAGGCGTTGTCGGTTTCCTGCTGTAAACGTGTCAGGTGCTGCTCGTTGATGATGTGTTTCCACATGGTCCATGACGCGTCGAGCCGGTTAAGGATTTCGAGGGCTGGCACATTGAACTGGTCGAGGAAGAGTATTTCCTCCGTGTAGTAGTCTTTTTCGTATTGGTCCCATCCGCTTCGGTGCCTGTTGGGCTGGTTTTTGGGGTAGGCTTCCCGGCATACTTTGTGTAACCGTTTGGCCATGTCGTCGGGTAGTTTAATGTCGGGGTTGGCGCGGATCATGGATCGCATCCCATCATAGGTGGTGCCCCAGGTGTGCATGATGCGGAGTGGGTCTTCACCATCAGCCCATTTTTCTGCACAGATGGCGAGGCGGATGCGCCTCCTAGCGGCCTTACTCGTGTCGCGGCGGTGGGGGATGGGGCATGTGTCGAGGGGGTCCATGATGCTTTTTATACCTTTCTTGAGGTGATGTTTGTTTGCGTTGTGTGGTTTTATTGTAGCACTGTGTTGAGGACTTGTGTCAACCCTGTTTTGCCGGTCTTGAGGTAGGTGTCGGTGACGTCGCCGACGGTGAGGGGTACGTGTATGGCTTGGGGGAGTGCTGCCTGGAGGGTTTGGGCCATCTGGTCTCCTGCAGGGTCTGGGTCTGACCAGATGTAGATGTGGTCGTAGCCTTCGAAGAATTTGGTCCAAAAAGTTTGCCACGAGGTGGCTCCTGGTAGGGCTACGGCTGGCCATCCGCATTGTTCGAGGATCATGGAGTCGAATTCGCCTTCGCAAATGTGTATTTCGGCTGCCGGGTTGGCCATGGCGGCCATGTTGTAGATGGAGCCTGTGTCTCCTGCCGGGGTTAGGTATTTGGGGTGGTTGTGGGTTTTGCAGTCGTGCGGGAGTGAGCAGCGGAAACGCATTTTTCTTATTTCGGCTGGCCCTTCCCAGACGGGGTACATGTATGGGATGGTGATGCACTGGTTGTAGTTTTCGTGGCCTGGGATGGGGTCATTGTCGATGTATCCAAGGTGGTGGTAGCGGGCTGTTTCTTCGCTGATGCCTCTTGCTGAGAGCAGGTCGAGTATGTTTTCGAGGTGGGTTTCGTAGAGGGCCGAGGCTTTCTGGATTCGGCGGCGTTCCGCAATGTTGTAGGGGCGTATGCTGTCGTACATTCGGGTTTTCTTCCTCTAATCGTTGTTGTAGCTTGGCGAGTCCGCCTCCGATACCGCATGTGTGGCAGTACCAGACGCCCTTGTCGAGGTTGATGCTCATGGAGGGCTGGTGGTCGTCGTGGAACGGGCAGAGGATGTGTTGCTCGTTCCTGGATGGGTTGTAGCGTATCTGGTAGTGGTTGAGGAGGCGGCAGGTGTCAGAGGTGTGGGAGGAGCTCGTTGAGGGTTGATACCACATAGGCTTCGCTCCAGGGTTTGTTGCGCTGTTTCATGACTACGAGTCCGATGGTGGACTGGTTTTCGCGGTTTCGGTGTGTTTCGTAGTTGCGTGCCTCCCGGCTGGCTTGTTTCACGAATTCGGCTAGGTGGGGTTGGCCGGCTTTGGCTTCGATCACATAGGTTTTGTGGCCGGTTGTGAGGATGAGGTCGCCTTCGTCTTCGCGGCCGTTGAGGTGGAGGCGTTCTATATCATAGCCGGTGTCGCGTAGTTGGTGGAGGAGTCGTGTTTCCCATTCTGCGCCGGCTCGGCGGTTGCGTGCCTGTTGTGTCGACATGATAGTCCTTTGTGTGTTGTGGTCAGGTTCCAGGGCTGTTTTTCGGCGAGTGGCCCGAAGAATGTGTATTCGGGGTAGGCTCGTAGCCGCTCGTATCGGGTGCCGTCTGGGCTGGATTTGCCTGTGCGCTGTTTCAACACTGCGATGCGTGCCTCGGCGGGGATGGTGAGTCCGTTGCCGTTATCCTCGCCACCATACAATGAGACTCCGAGGATGAGTTGTGGTTTTTCGGAGAGCCCGTTTTTGATTTCCCTGCGTGCTGGCGGGTGTTCGATGTCGGAGCCGGTTTTGTCGGTTGCGTGGTGTGTGACAATAATGGTGGAGCCAGTATCCCTGCCCAATGCTGTGATCCATTGCATGGCTTCTTGCTGGGCCTGGTAGTCGGATTCGCAGTCTTGAATGTCCATCAGATTGTCGATAACAATGAGTGGCGGGAAGGTGTTCCACATTTCCATGTAGGCTTGCAGTTCCATGGTGATGTCGGTCCAGGTGATGGGTGACTGGAATGAGAAGGTGATGTGTTGGCCGTGGTGGATGCTGTCTCGATAGTATTCGGGCCCGTAGTTGTCGATGTTTTGTTGTATCTGTGTGGTGGTGTGTTGGGTGTTGAGTGAGATGATTCGTGTGGAGGCCTCCCAGGGAGTCATGTCCCCTGATATGTAGAGGGCTGGCTGGTTGAGCATGGCGGTGATGAACATGGCTAGCCCGGATTTTTGGCTGCCTGAGCGCCCCGCGATCATGACTAGGTCCCCTTTGTGGATGTGCATGTCCAGGTTGCGGTAGAGGGGTTCTAGTTGTGGTATGCGGGGCAGCTCGGCGGCTGTTTGGGAGGCTCTCTCGAAGGATCTTTGGAGAGAGAGCATCGGAGCCTTTATCTATCTATTGGTTGGGTGTGTTTTGGTGGTCAGATGGAGTCGATATCGATATCAGCATCAGTTGAGGCTGTGGTGTCGTCTAGCTGGCCGTTATCGCGCTTGTCTACGTATTCGGCAACCTTATCGTAGATAGCGTCATCAAGGGGTTTGAGGATGACCGCGTTGAACCCGTTTTTGGTGCGTACGGTGGCGAGTTTGAAGGCCTGCTCCTCGCCAAGGTAGGCTTCTAGATCGCGGATCATGGAGTGTGGACGGTCGTTGTTGCCGCGTGCTTTCTCAATAATAGCGTTGGGGATGGTTTCTGGGGTGCCGTTGTTGAGATCATCTAGGGTGTGGAAGATTGTGACATCAGCGTAGATGCGGTCTGCGACCTGTCCACCGTAGCCTTCGGTGTTGTGTTCTACGTCGTGGACTTTGAAGGCGATGGCGGTGGCGTCCTGGTTTCGGGAGGGGTTGAAGAAGGTGCTGTTGCTGTTGTTGTTGCGGTAGTTGGCGAGTCCCATTATTGTATCCTTTACTGTTTTGTTGGTTTGTGTCGGTTTTTATCGGGTGAGGCTGTTTCGTTTGCTGCGGAACGCCTCGGACACGTCACTGTTACTGGTGATGGTCTTTTTGTACTGTTTGAGGAGGTCGGCTAGCTGTGCTTTGCTTGTGGCCTTGTTGATTTTGTCGATGATGGTGTTGTTTCCTTCACTGGCGATGTTGTCTACGTAGTTTTTGGCTGCCTGGTTGTATCGGTCTTGGAGGATGATGGATGCTGTGGCTGTCAGTGTCGCCAGGTCCCAGTTCCTTGCCGCGGAGCTGTTTTTGAGTCCGCCTAACAGGTCGATGATAGTCTTCTTTACCTGGTCGGCGGTGTCTCCGCGGATGACGGTCCATGGGGCGGCGTAGTCGCCTCCGTATTTGAGGGTGATGGTGAACCTATCGTCGCCGGTGTTGGTGTTGTCGGTCACTGGTGCTCCTTGTCTTCTTTTGTTGGGGCTGTGATGGTGGTTTCTACCGGGTATCTGTACGAGTTTTTGCCGTTGACGGCCCAGCAGGCGTCTCGTACGGGGCATCCTTTACAGAGTGTTGTGACGTGTGGGACGAAGATGCCTTCGCTGATTCCTTTCATTGCTTGACTGTACATGGATGATACATGCCGGTAGGTGTTGTTGTCAAGGTCGTATAGTTCGGTTGCTGTGCCCTGTGCGGGGGATTTATCGTCGTTGCGGCTGGTGGCTGGCGTCCAAAACATGCCTTTTGTCACATCGTTGCCGTGTTGGTTGAGCATGTATCGGTATGTGTGCAGCTGCATACTGTCGGCGGGTAGGCGTCCGGTTTTGAGGTCGAGGATGAAGGTTTCGCCGGTGTCGGTGTCGGTGAAAACGCGGTCGATGTAGCCGACTATTTTTGTGTCATCGTCGAGGATGGTTTCTACCGGGTATTCGATGCCTGGTTTACCGTCCAGGATTGCGGTGATGTATTCTGGGTGGTTGCGCCTCCATGTTTTCCAGCGGTCCACAAAGGTGGGGCCGTAAACCATCCACCAGTCGTAGTCTTTCTTGTGTGGCCCGCCTGACTCGCACATGTTTTTGCACACTCGGCCGGAGGGTTTGATTTCTGTGCCTTCGGATTCGACGAGGGCGACTTGGGTGGCGAAAACGTTTTTGAAGGATGAGAGTTTGTCTGGTAGTGTAGGGTATTCGGCGGGATTGTACAGGTGTAGGTCGTACTGTTCGGTGATGTGGTGTATGGCGCTTCCGGCGATGGTGGCATACCAGGTGTGGTGTTGGGCATGGTAGCCGTGTTGGAGGCGCCATTTTTCTCCGCATTCGGCCCACTGGGTGAGTGAACTGTAGGAGATGTGGCCTGGATGGTTGATGGTTTTCGGATATTGTGCTAGAGGCATTACTTGTCGCTTTTGTTCCATGGGTTGCGGGTGTCTTGGCCGGCGTGGTGCTGCTGGTAGGCGAGGAGTGCTAAGCAGTGCCAGGCCGCGTGTGCCAGATGCGGCAAATGTGATTCCCGGTCGAGGTTGTTGCCTTGCTGCCATGATAGTAGATGCCTGTAGAGGGCGTCGACACTGTGGCTCCACGGATATCCTCCGGTCCAGTTGTTGTCGCCGTATTTAGTGGCACCGTATCCTGCCACGGAGCCTAGAGCATGCAAGGCTGCGGGGTCGATGAGGGAGAGCCTGCAGAGTTTCAATTCTTTTCGGGCACCGGTGTTGGGGTCGGTGTACATGCGGGTTGGCTCATCCATGGGGTGTGTGCTCCTTAAGTGTGGGTTACTTGTTGTTGTCGTGGGCGAGTGCTACGGCGAGAATAATGATGGCGAGGGTTTCAGCGATCATTATGGGTGTTGTGATCATTTAGTGTCTCGGGGATTGTTGGTGAGTGTTGAGGCACCCAGGAGGGTGGCGAGGGCGCATGCGGCGATGATGGCGAGGGCTGCCTTGTGTGGGGTGCCGGTTGCGTACATCCATGTGATGATGCCGCCTTGGATCCAGGCTAGGCTGGTGAAGAACGTTTCGTAACTGTGTAGCTCAATGTTGTTGTTGGGTGTGTTCATGCTTGCTCCTGAAGAATGGTGTTGATGGTTTTATAAATGTTGTACAGGTCGGTTTCGATAGATAACAGTTGGTGGATTTGGTGGTCGAGATCAATGTCTGGGTTGAGTGTGTTGATGCGGGAGGCAATATCGGTGGCTGTGCGTAGTGTGCCGCCGGTGTGGTGAATAATGTGTGCCGTGTCGGCGAGTCCGGTGGTGACAGCGTAGTGGGAGAGGAGAGGCATAGCGGGGATGCTCCTTGGCGGGTTATTGTTGCGGGTTGATGTTGAGGTCGGTGACGTTGGGGTGGTCTTCTGTTCCGGTGGCGAGGCAGTGGACGGTGACGGGTAGTTTGGATGCGCCGGGCTGTTTCATGGTTGCGCCGTAGACGATGCTGAATGTGTCTTTACCGATGGTTTTGTGGAGTTGGAGGTCGATGTCGGGGTTGCCGTTCCAGTTGACGCCTTGTGCGGCGGCCTGTTGTTCGGCTTTGCGGTTGCAGGTGTGTGCTGCCGTAATCAGGGTGAGTCCGGTGGCGGTTTCTTCACCCCTTGCTTGGGCTTGCTTGTGGGTCTTGGCCTGCTCGGCTTGTAGGGAG